CCTCCCGTTTCCCCCCTGACGACCCCATGCAAGCCAACCCGAGCATAATGCACACCTGCAAAGAGGGCTCGAGCCCGGAATGCCTGTTCGGACGCTGATCCTCGCCCTCGTGTGGGGTCTCGCCGCATGGGTCGCCCTCGCCCTCGTCGTCGCCTGCTCGATCGCGGTCGCGCGGTGAAGCGTCCGCATAACGAAGCGGGCTATCGGCGGGCTCGCCGGCTGACGCTCGGCTCCGGCGTCCTGTGCGCGCATTGCAAAACGGAACTCGCGACGACGCTCGACCACTATCCCCCGCTCGCGATGCACAAGCATCGAGCCGGGACGGGATGCTGCCGGCTGATCCCGAGCTGTGCCGAATGCAACGCCGCCGGCGGCGTCGCCGTGCTCCGCGGCGAGTGGCGTCCAGGCGAGCCCGAGCCCGACGAGCCGCAGGGGATCCCGCGGGAGGATCCTCGCTGGCGCGTCGCGTGGCTCGACGACCTGCTCGACGTTCCCGATAATGCTGTCTGGCCGCGGCTGATGTCAGCCCCGCATCCCCGGGCGGTCGGCTCGCTCGCGGGCGAACTGGAAACGTTCGCTCGCGAGCGGGCCGGCGTCGAGCTGCGATGGTGGCAGCGGCTCGTCGCCCGCCGTGTCCTGGAGGTCGACGACGACGGCCGGCTCGTGTGGGAAGCGGCGATCCTGACGCTCGCCCGCCAGCTCGGGAAATCGCTGTTCCTCCGCGAGCTGGCGATGTGGCGGATGCATCAGGGCGAGCGGTTCGGCGAGCCGCAGGACGTCCTGCATACCGGGAAGGATCTCGCCGTCTGCAAAGAGGTACAGCGTCCCGCGCGGGTATGGGCGAAAGCCCGCCGATCGACATACAAGGTTCGCGAGGTCAACGGACAGGAGGAAATCGAGCGGCTCGCCGACGGCTCCCGTTGGATGCTCCGCGCAAAGGACGCCGTCTACGGCTACTCGGCGTCGCTCGGCGCCGTCGACGAGGGATGGAAAGTCCGCGTCGCGAGCGTCGAGGAAGGGCTCACGCCGACGTTCGCCGAGCGGGAACAGCCGCAACTGCTGCTGATCTCGACCGCTCACCGAATGGCAACGTCGCTGATGCTCGGACGGCGACAGGCGGCGATCGCGGAGCTGGAAACGGGCGCCGGCGATCTCCTGCTCGAATGGTCGGCGCCGCGGTCGGCCGGGATCGACGACGACGACGCATGGCGGTCGGCGAGCCCGCATTGGACCCCGCATCGGCAACGGCTCGTCGCCGATCGGCTCGCGAAAGCCCGCGCAGGCGGCGAGGTCGAGGATCCCGACGAGCCCGACCCGCTGGAAGCGTTCCGGGCGCAATGGCTCAACCAATGGCCGCGGCGTCAGATACCGCCCGCTACGGATACGGAAGCCCTGCTCCCGGACGGCGTCTGGACCGACCTGACGGATCCCGGGATCAGCTCGACCGGGCCGATTTGGGTCGCGGTCGAGGACGACTACGGGCTCGCCGCGGCGGTCGCCGTCGCCGGCCGGCTCGACGACGGCCGGATCGAGGTCGACGGATGGCTGTGCGGCGATTGGGACGCCGCGATCGCCGACGTGACAGCCCTCGCAGCGATCCGTCCGATCCGTCTGCTAAGGGTCGGCGCTTCGATGCTCGACCGGGTCCCGCCGACCGTCACGCCGCGGCCGACGCCGGCCGGCTCCCGCGAGCTGAAATCGGCGCTCCCGCTGTTCCGCGACCTCGCGGTAAACGCCGACCTCGCGCACGACGAAACGACCCGCGACCTCGACGAAGCGATCGCCCTCGCGCTCGTGAAAGAAACCGCGACCGGGCTCGTGCTCACGGCCCGCGGGCCGACACATCTGATCCGGGCCCTCGTGTGGGCCGTGCAAGGCGCCGCTCGACCTGCGAAAACCCCGTCGATTCGGTAGCCTAACTATCGGCATGGGCTGGCTGACACGGGCGATCCGACCGCCCGACCCGATCCCGACGACCTCGCCCGGCGACGCTCACGGCGTCGTCGTCGACGACTCGACGCCGCCGGCGCCGCCCCGATCGCCCGTCCCGCCGGCGCAGCCGTGGGCCGGATGGCCGGCCGAATGGGACACGCCGTATTGGAACGGCGGCTCGACGCTAACCCGGCTGACGGATACCGCGTGGACCTGCGTCGACCTCAACGCCGGCGTCCTCGCATCGATGCCGCCCTACCTCGTCGGCGCCGCGGCGAGCGGGCTCGATGCCGGATGGCTCGAAAACCCCGATCCCGACCTGTACGCATCGTGGGACGAATTCGCGAAACAGCTGTTCTGGGATTTCCAGCTCGGCGAAGTGTTCGTCCTCGCGACCGCCCGCTACGCGACCGGATTCCCGGCGAGGTTCCACGTCGTCCCGGGATGGCTCGTGAACGTCGAGATGGATTCCGGATTCCGGCGCTACTCGATCGGCGGCGAGGACGTGACGGGCGACCTGCTCCATATCCGGTATCAGTCGACGACCTCGGACGCACGAGGACACGGCCCGCTAGAGGTCGGCTCCGGCCGGCTCGTCGCGTCGAGCGTCCTCGGACGCTACGCATCCGGGCTCGCCGCGGCCGGCGGCGTCCCGACCTCGATCCTGGAGCATCCCGAGGATCTCACCCCGGAACAGGCTACGGCGCTCCAGACGCAATGGGTGACGGCCCGCATGTCGACGATCGGCGAGCCGGCCGTCCTGTCCGGCGGCGTGACCTGGAAACCGAAGCAGCTCTCGCCGCGAGACATGGCGCTCGTCGACCTCGCGAGCTGGAATGACGCTCGCATCGCCGTCCTGCTCGGCGTCCCGCCGTTCCTCGTCGGGCTCCCGTCCGGCGGCGACTCGATGACGTACTCGAACGTCACGGCGCTGTTCGATTACCACTGGCGGGCCGGGCTCCGCCCGAAAGCACAAGCGGTGATGTCGGCCCTGTCCGGATGGCTCGTGCCACGCGGGACGATCGTCGAGGTCAACCGCGACGCCTACATTCGGCCCGACCCGTATCAGCGGGCGCAAACGTACGCGATCCTCGCCGGGATCCTCGACCCGCAGGGAAACCCGGCGATGACCGTCCAGGAGATCCGCGCCGCCGAGCGGCTCGACGACCGCCTACCGGCCGCGGCGATGCGCGGATAGGGGAGACAGATGGCCGACCTCGAAATTCGCTCCGCGGAGCTGACGGCCGTGCGGTTCGCCGACCGGATCATCGACCTCGTCGTCGTCCCATGGGAGGCGCCGGCCGTCGTGCCGGATCAGGGACGGATGATCCGCGAGGTATTCACCCGCGGCGCCTTCGCCGGGATCGAGCGGCGAGCGAACCGCGTCCGTGTGAACCGCGACCATAACCTCGAACGGACGATCGGCCGGGCCCTCACGTTTCACGACCGCGACGAAGGGCTCGTCGCCGAGGTTCGGATCGCGAACACGCCGCTCGGACAGGAAACGCTCGAACTCGCCGACGAAGGGGCCCTCGACGCATCGGCCGGATTCCTGCCGATGCCGGGCGGCGAATCGTGGCACGAACGGCGGACGCTCCGCCGGATCTCGAAAGCATGGCTCGGACATATCGCCCTGACGCCGGACCCGGCATATTAGGGCGCCCGTGTCCTCGCCGTCCGTACCGCCGACCCGGTCCCGACCGGTACCGCCGAGCGGGTCGCGACGCCGCTGCTCGACGAGGTTCGCAGCTGGCGATTGCGCGATCAGTTCGGTAGCCTAACGATCGAGTAGCGCGGGCTACCGGATTCGTCGTCGACCGCCGGAGCGGGCCGAATCCGTCGCGGGCGATAGCGCAGCTCACGGCCGAACCGTGTCCCTACGGCTCGAATGGAGCGTCGCGCAATGCGACAGACGGATCAGATGATCGCCCGCTACGCGGGCGAGATCGAGGAACGACAGACGTTCCTCGACGGGATCGTCGAGGGCGCCGAATCGGCGTCGCGCGATCTCACGACCCAGGAAATGGAACTCGTCACGCGAGCCCGCGACCGGATTCACGAGGTCAACGGGCTGATCGGCCCGCTCGCCGACGCCGCCCGGATCGCCGCCGAATCCCGCGAGCGGATCGCCCGGCTCGCGCCGGCGACGACGACGAATCGGCCGTCGGTGATCGAGTACCGCTCCGCCGGCGCGTACGCGATCGACATGTGGCGGGCCGGGCTCGGACAGGAGGAAGCCCGCGAGCGGCTCGAACTGTTCCATCGCGCCGCGGCGCATCAGACGACGGCCGATAACCCCGGGCTCCTGCCCGACTCGATCATCGGGCCCGTCGTGTCGTTCGTCGACTCGAACCGTCCCGTCGTGAACCTGCTCGGAGCCCGACAGCTGCCGAGCGGATCGTGGAGCCGGCCGACCGTCACGCAGCACACGACGGTGCAGCCGCAGACGGCGGAGAAAACGGAACTCGCGTCGCAGAAGATGACGATCAATAAGGTCCCGGTCTCGCCGATCACCTACGGCGGATACATGAACGTGTCCCGTCAGGACATCGACTGGACCGTCCCGCAGGTGATGGACATCGTCATCGCCGACCTCGCGGCGCAGTACGCGGTCCAGACCGAACACGCCGCAGCGCAGGGGATCGTCGCGGCCGCGGTCGCCGGCCCGACGCTGCCGACCGGAGGGAACACGTCCGACGAGGTCGCCGGCGCATTCTGGACGGCCGCGGCGCAGGTCTACAACGCCACGTACGGGAACGGCCGGCTCGTCGCCGTCACGGGCCCGGACATGCTCGCGCAGCTCGGGCCGATGTTCCCGCCGTACAACCCGACCAACGCACAGTCGACCGGATTCGCCGCCGGCGGATTCGGCACGGGCCCGGCCGGCGCGATCGCCGGGATCCCGCTGTACGTGTCCGCCGGGATGCCGGCGAACACGATCATCGTGATGTCGACCGCAGCGTTCGAGGCGTATGAGGATCGCGTCGGATCGCTCCAGGTCGTCGAGCCGAGCGTCCTCGGAGTGCAGGTCGCCTACGCGGGCTACTTCGCGACGATCGCGATCCTGCCGGCCGGGATGGTGAAGGTGGTCAAGACGCCGTGACCGACGACGACGTGACCCGGCTCGACGCGCCGAATCAGCAGGTCGTCCGCCCGGACGGCTCCGGCCCGGCCGACGAGGGCTCGGGCGGATCGAGCGAAGCGAAGCCGAAGCGGGGCCCTGGCCGGCCCCCTGGCAGCCGTTCCGCTCCGAAGCCCGAATCCACGGACGACGACGGAAACGACGGCTGAGGGCTCCTGACGTGGCGTACGCGACCGTTGACGAACTCGCCGCAGCCCTCCGCACGAGCGTCACGGCGGAGAACTCGGCGATCCTTCAGCGTTGTCTCGACGCCGCGGCGCTGGAGATCGACGACGCAATCTGCCGGCCGGCCGACGACCCGCTCGACCCGACCGACCCGCTCGCGCATTCCGTCAACCTGATGCGGGGCGTCGAATGGTTCAAAGCCAACGACGCCGCATTCGGGTACCTCGGCGCCGGCGAGGACGCCTTGCGGCTCCCGCGGTCGACGTTCGCGCGACACGCCGCGGCGCTCACGCCGCTGCGTCGCGCATGGGGCGTCGCCTGATGCCCGTCGCATCCCTGACGGATCTCCGCTCGATGATCGCCGCCGTCCTGGCGCCGGCGTCGAGCGGAGATCCCGATGTCATCCCGTACGGCGCCGACGCGGTCGCGCCGCCGGCGCTCCTGCTCCGATGGGCGGATCCGTGGCTCGAACACGACGACGGCCGAACGACGGGCCCCTGCCTGTATAACGGCCGGCTCGAGATTTGGGCGATCACGGGACGGTCGGAGCCCGAGTCCGGAACGCTCGACCTCGAAACGATGATCTCCGGCGTCCTGCGCCGGCTCGCCGACGACCCGTACCCGTGGCGGCTCCAGGTCGGACAGCCCGGGAACATCGAGGTCGCCGGCATTACCTATTTCGGCTGCCGGGCGATCGTGACGGCGCCGACGATCCCGAATCCGGAGGCATGAACCGATGGCAGCACAGCCGCTCCCGCTGATCCTGCGGGACGCCGACATTCTGTTCGGCCCGATGCCGGGCGACTCGCTGAAATGCGTGTGCGAACACCTGGAGCTGTCGCCCGACACGGCGACGACGACCGTGACGACGATGTGCGGAGAAACGGACTACGCGGGCGCGACCAAATGGTCCCTCGTCGCGACGTTCGTCCAGTCGTTCGATACCGGCGCGACCGAGGAAGTCCTGTCCGCGATCGTCGAGGCCGGCGACCCCGTCCTGTTCACGATCATTCCGTACGGCTCGCAAACCGTGTCCGCGACAAATCCGGCGTGGCAGGGCGAGGCGATCCCCAAGCCGTACGCGCCCGTCAATGGCGACGCCGGCGATCAGTCCGTCGTCGAGATCGAGTGGGGATTGACATCGCCGCCGACGAAAACGATCGTCCCGCCGACGACGACCGCGGCGAAGTCGACCTCGACCTCGTGACCTGATGGCTCGCCCGTCCGCTGCGATCGTCGAGGTCGAGATTCACGGGCTCGACGAGCTGCTCCGCGACCTGCCCGCATGGGAACGGCGGACGGAGATACAGCTCGCCGCTGCGACGCTGCGGATCGCGACGCTGACGGCGCAGGTCACGGCGCTACGGGCGCCCGTCCTTACCGGACGGTTCCGGGCGTCGATCCGCGCGGAACGGATCGACAGCCCGGGCCGGCCGGCGGCTCGCGTGTCGGAGGGCGAAGGGCTCGCGTATGGCCGATGGCTCGAATTCGGCCGGCGGAAGCGTGGCGGGAAGCCGAAAGGGGGCCGGTACCTGCTCCCGACAGCTCGCCGCGAGAAACGGAACGTGAAGAAACAGCTTGCCGCAACCGTGCAACGGAGCATCGATACCTACCCATGGCCGAATCCGAAAATCTGACCACGGAACCGCCGGCGCCCGTTCGTGCGGTGCCGCGACCGCTCCCCGATGTCGTCCTGATCGCCGGCGACGCGCGGCTCCGCTTCACCCCGCGGGAGCTGCGGATCATCCGCGAGCAAACGGGCTCGACGCTGACGGAGCTGATGCAGGAGGAAATGCTCACGCTGACGGCGTGGCTGAAGCTGCGCCGCTCGGGATGGCCGGACGTGCGCTGGAGCGACCTCGACGATATCGACCTCGAATTCGTCGCATCCGAGAAGGACGCCGCCGACCCTTTGGCCGATCAGCCCTCGACGACCTCGCCGCATTCTGCCGGTACTGGCGCATGACGCCGCGGCAGGTCGACGAGCTGACCGACGACGAGTATTTCGCGATGTGCCGCTATATCGACCGCGACGTTCGCGAACAGAAACGAGCTGCTCGTCGAGCTGGACGGAAGCGGTAGCGGATGGCCGGCGCCGACGCGACCGTCCTCGTCGATTTCGTCGCCCGCACGTCCGGGCTGTCGCGCGGCGCAAAGGATGCGCAGAAGGCGACGAAGGGGATCGGCGACAACCTGAAAGGGATGGCCGGGAAACTCGCCCTCGCCGGCGGGATCGCCGGGCTCGCAGCGCTCGGCGCCGCGGCTCGCGTCGGATGGCAGGAAATGCAGCAGGGACAGGCGGTCGCGGCGCAAACGGCCGCGGTTATCAAGTCGACCGGGGGCGCTGAGAACGTCACGGCGGGTCACGTCGACACGCTGGCAACGTCGCTGATGAAGAAGTCGGGCGTCGACGACGAAGCGATCAAAAGCGGCGAAAACCTGCTCCTGACGTTCACGAACATTCAAAACCAAGCCGGGAAGGGAAACGACATCTTCGATCAGGCGACGCGGGCGACGCTCGACCTGTCGAAAGCATTCGGGAAGGACATGGGCTCGTCGGCGGTGCTCGTCGGGAAAGCCCTGAACGATCCGATCAAGGGGATCTCGGCGCTGACCCGCGTCGGCGTCACGTTCACGGAGAAACAGAAAAAGACGATCAAGGCGCTCGTCGACTCGGGCGATGTCGCCGGCGCGCAAAAGGTGATCCTGAAAGAACTGCAACGCGAGGTCGGCGGCTCCGCGGAGGCGTACGGAAAGACGCTGCCGGGACAGATGGACATCGCGAAACAGTCGCTGACGAACATGGCGGGCGACCTGATGACCTCGCTCGTGCCGGCCGTGACGGCGGCGACGAGCGTCCTCGGGCCGATGATCGAGTGGCTCACGAAGCATCCCGGCGCCGTGAAGGTGATGGCCGCAGCGTTCGCCGTATTCACCCTGGCGATGCTCGCATTCGGCGCTGCGACGACGATCGCCGCAGCCGCGGAAGCCGCCGTGCTGCTCCCGATTATCGCGGTGATCGCGGCGATCGCGGCGCTGATCGTCGTCGCCGTGCTCCTGTACCGGAATTGGGATCGGATCACGAAGTTCCTGGCCGACACTTGGGACTCGATCAAGAAAGCGGCGTCCGACGCCGTGACGTGGATCGGCGACACGATCGCGCAGCTCCCGGCGAAGATCCTCGCCGCGATCGCCGGGATCGTCGCTGCGGCGCTGAAGATCGGCGCCGCCGTCGTGAGCGGCATCAAGTCCGGCGTCGTCGCAGCGAAGGATTGGATCGGGACGGTCGTCGGACAGATTCCCGGGAAGATCGCCGCCCTGATCGCGACGATCCTCGCGACCGCAAAGCGGATCGGCGCCGCCGTCGTGACCGGAATCAAGGACGGCGTCGTCGCGGCGAAAGACTGGATCGGGACGGTCGTCGGACAGGTCGTCGGGAAGATCGCCGGCGCGATCTCGGCGATCACGAGCGAAGCGAAGCGGGTCGGCTCCGCGATCGTCGCCGGGATCAAGGACGGCGTCGTCGCGGCGAAGGATTGGGTCGGGACGGTCGTCGGACAAATCGTCGGGAAGATCAGCGGCGCGATCTCCGCGATCACGACGGAAGCCAACAAAATCGGGTCGGCGATCGCGAGCGGGATCAAGAACGGGATCTCCGCGGCGGTGAATTGGGTCGGACAGCAAATCGCCGGGATCGGCGGGAATCTCGCCGGGCTGCTCCGGAAAATCCCGGGCGCCGGCGCGGTCGCCGGGCTCGTCGGACACGCCGCGCCGACCGGGCTCGCGGTGCCTCACCTCGCCGCGGGCGGCGTCCTGACCCGGCCGACGCTGTTCCTCGGCGGCGAAGCGGGCCGCGAGATCGTGACGCCGGAATCGCTGCTCCGACAAATCCTCCGCGACGAGGGCGCCGGCTCCACATATCAGCTGAACCTGACGACGCAGCGGGCCGACGCCGCCGACATCGCGTACGGCTTTCGCCGGCTCGAACTGCTCCGGACGGGCCGATGACACGGCCCTACGATCCCGACGGCTGCGAAACGGTCCAGTTCGCGAATCCGCTCGGCGAACTCGTCACGTTCCGGATGCGGGCCGGCGCTGTCGCGCGGATGATGCCGCCCGTCCGGAATACCACGATGCCGCTGCCGAGCCGGAACGGGTCGCGGCTGCTCGGCTCGTTTCACGTCGAGCGTCCGGTATCGATCCCGGTCGTCGCGCCCGGATCGCTCGTCGACCGCGACGAGCTGCGCCGGTGGGCTCGAGTCCTCGACCCGACCAAGGGCGAGGGAACGCTGACCGTCGTCGACGGCCCGAGCCCGGGCCGGATCCTGCGCTGTGTCTACGATGCCGGGCTCGACGAGCTGGAGGAACACTCCGGCGACCTGAACCTCGGAACGCTCGTGTTCCGCGCCGCGTACCCGTACTGGCTCGACGGCGTCGTGCAATCCAAACAGGTCACGCAGGGCGCCGCCGTCCAGACGTGGTTTCCGTTCCTGCCGCTCGTGCTCGGCGCATCCGACGCTTTCGCGTCGTTCACGATCACGATCGCCGGCGACGTGCAATCGTGGCCGACCGTGACCGTCGTCGGGCCCGGACAGGCGATCGTGTGCCGCAACCTGACGACCGGACTCTCGTGGACCATGTCGACGACCGTGCTCGCCGCCGGATCGAC